CGGTACAGCTGGATTTCTTAGGTCACAAAATCGTGCTTTAAACAGAGCATACTAGAATCCTGACATGGACCCATCGGCCCCATGCAGCGTATTAGACCGATAGCAAGAGCCAACCTATTTCCCCGAATAGACTTGAGGCTTGCGACTAACAACGAATAGAAGGGTGGTTGCTATGAGCAACAACTACTGGGAAGAAGAAGACGATGACCTGGATACAGAGTCACAGTCGTTTGGTGTAACCGAGAGTGACTTACTAAAGAAACTCCGCAAGGCTAAACGTTCTGATGAAAGACGTATCAAGGAACTCACTGAGCAACTTGAGGGTTTATCCAAGGTGCAGCGTGAGCGAGTTGTCAAAGAAGTCCTAGAAAAGAAGGGTGTCAACCAAAAAGCTGCACGCCTTGTATTGAAAGACTTGGATGATGTTAACGAGGAGTCAGTTTCTAACTGGCTCGATGATAACGCAGACTTGTTTGGAATCAAGGTAGCAGAACAAGAGGCACCAGTAAGTCAGCAGGACCTTGCACGGCTTCGCCAGCAAGATGTCCTGACACAAGGTGCTTTGACACCTGACAGAGGGCTAGATGTAGAGCAACGCATGAAACAAGCTACTTCAGCGGAAGAGCTGCTATCTATACTTCAGTCACAACAATAATCCGTTCATAGTCAAGGAGACTAAAAACTAATGTCACAATTCACATCAACCGCGAGCACGTCTCTCGGTGGAACAGTTGGTGGCGCAGGTCTCGTACAGAAGGCGTATGACCGTCTTCTCGAGTTCGCTCTCCGTTCAGAACCACTACTTCGTTCTGTAGCAGATAAGCGTCCTGCCCGTCAAGCAATCCCAGGTTCAACTGTAGTGCTACAGCGCTATGTTGACTTGGATGCAAAAACTTCAACACTAACAGAGACAACTGACCCAGATGCAGTTGCTCTAACAACCCCAACATCAGTAACCATTACTCTTAACGAGTACGGTAATGCTGTCCTAGTAACCCGCGCTCTTGAGTTATTCTCACTAGCAGACGTAGACCCAGCAATTGCAAATATCATTGCATACAACCTTGCTGATTCTATTGACAAGGTTGTTTCAACAACTCTTATCGGCGGAACTAACGTAATCTACAGCGGAAGCACCGCTACAAGCACTGCTACAATTACTGCTGCTGCAACAATTGATTCAGCAGACATCCGTAAGGCTGTTGCTAAACTCCGCGCTAATAAGGCCAAGGCTCGCCGTGGTTCTTACTACTGGTGCGGTATCCACCCAGAAGTTTCCCACGACCTGCGTGCAGAGTCTGGAAACCTAGGCTGGAACTTCGCTCACATCAACTCTGACCCAGCCGTTAATAACGTATGGGCTGGAGAAATTGGCGATTACGAAGGAGCATTCTTTGTTGAGTCTTCTCGTTTGCCAAATGCTAAAGATGGCGCAGACCAGGCTACTCTTGCCACAACCGCAGTAACCGTTGCAGGTACATCAGCAGGCTTCACCTTTGGTGTTGCTTCTTCTGCTGTAATTGCAACCCGCGCTGAGGTTGGCGACAAGATTTCTGGAACTGGCATTGCATCTACTGCAAAGATTACTGCTATCAGCACTTCAGGTTCAACAACTACATTCACTGTAGATGTTGCTAATACTGCTGCAGTTACCACTACAACAACTGTAACTGTAACTCCAGTAACACGCGTATTTGATACTATCCTCTGCGGACAGCAAGCACTTGCTGAGGCTGTTGCAGAAGAGCCACACATTGTTATCGGAAACGTAACCGATAAGTTGATGCGCTTCCGCCCAATGGGTTGGTACGGCGTACTCGGCTTTGCACGTTATCGTGAAGAAGCACTGTATCGTATTGAATCAGGCTCCTCAATCGCTGCTCTCTAGTTGATTGACTCTGAGGGGTAGGCCTAGAAATCTACCCCTTCGGGGTGAGTTCATTAGGAGGACTTATGACTGAATATATTTTTACAACCCCTGTGGTTGAAGAAGGCCCAGCAGGTCAAGCCCGCCTATTCTACTTTTATAAACTTGACAGGGGTATTACAATAGTACTAAAGCCTACAGGTGGGTACGCACAAATTCGCTACCCAGTTGATGGTGACTTGTCAGCATATCCTGCAGTATATGCAGGTGGCTATAATCACATAGTAGATGATGCTACTAAGGCAGCGCTAATCGCTGGCGGTGTAGGTGTCACAGAGGATAACTTTACAGCGATATGAAACATTGGGAACATCACCCTGAGCCAGTCGAAGGATGCTTTGGCTGTAAGGGTTTGAGTATACAGATGAACACTGGTGATGCACATAGCCAAAGGTCTATGCCAACTAAAGCATTTAACAAAGAATTGGATGCCTACAAAGCTGCAAGAGCCCAAGGTATCCAGCCTGCTGGAACTTCTATGAAGAAGATTCAAGAGGCAGTTAAGGCTAGTGAGATACTGGGTAAACCTTATGACTCTAGCAAGATGGCACCAACAAAACATATAAACAAACAGTCAGCAGCAGTACTAAATCAACTAGGAGCATAGAATAATGGCAACATATGCAGAAAAAAAATCCCAGACCGCTTCAATGAAAGCATTAAAAGGCGGCGCAATGGGGTATGAAACAGCAGCACGTAAATATGTAAATGAAGGACTTGGAAAACTTGGTCTTAAACCAAATGAAAAAACTGCGCTTCGCGAGAAGTTAATTCCAATTGTTTCTCGTCAGATGGGTTCAGACCGCAGTCGTACTGCATCCCGTGCAAAAGGAATAGTAAACAGAGAAACAAAAGCAAGACTAAAAAAAGCCAACCAACTATAAACTATTTTAATTAACTAGGAGAATAAAATGCCAATGGTAAACGGAAAAGAATTTTCATACGGTAAAAAAGGTATGGCTATGGCAAAGAAAGAAGCCAAGAAGTCAGGTAAGAAAATGGTTATGAAGGCAGGCAAGAAGGCTGCTGTCAAGAAGATGGGCAAGAAGAAGTAATTATGCCAGGTAGAATTAGTCCAGGCAAGACAGCCCAGCAACGGAAGAAAGAAATTAACGCTGCTGAAAATGCTGCTATAGCAAAAGCCGAAGCAATGTTTGAAAAAATGATACAACAAGGCAAGGTTAATCCAAGCAATATAAGAAAAATTAAAGACCAAATCGCCAATAAAACTGGCGCTTATCCAATGGGAAATTACGGAGATTAATTATGGCAAAGAAAACAGGTAAGGCTAATCTTGGTCCTGAGATGGCCAAGAAAGCATATGAGGCAAAACTATCTGAGCGGGTTCCTTATAGCCCTGAGTGGGATGGTAAGCCTATGAGACAGAAAGAAACTTGGGATAATACAAAAGTTACAAAAGTTAAACCAGGTAAAACTGTAATTGGTGCTCTTGCTAAAGGTGTAGGCAGTGGTGGAGTAGCAGGTTTGGCTTTAGGTGCAGTTGCTGCATATAAGGCAGAACTTAAGGCAGCAGCCAAAGCCAAGAAAATAAAAAATCGGATGAACTAAATAATGTCATCAGGACAATTAAAACCGCACTACGGTTTTAACTCTGTGCAAATCAAAGACGGATACGTGGTGCGGTTAAACAAGAATGGAACAGTAAGAGCAGTACTAGGAAAGTATGGGGAATATGGCAAGCAAAGCAGACCCAAGGCTTAAGAGGGCAGGCGTAGCAGGGTTTAATAAACCTAAGCGCACACCTAGCCACCCAAAGAAGTCACACATTGTTGTGGCTAAAGAAGGCAGCCAAGTCAAGACTATTCGTTTCGGCGAACAAGGTGCTGAGACTGCAGGCAAGCCTAAGGCTGGCGAAGGCGAAAGAATGAAGAACAAGCGTGCATCTTTCAAAGCACGCCATTCAAAGAACATTGCCAAAGGAAAGATGTCTGCTGCTTACTGGGCAGATAAGGTGAAGTGGTGAAGAAGGCGAAACCTAAAGCAAAGTCTAAAGTCAATGAGGCTGGCAACTACACTAAGCCTGGTATGCGTAAAGCACTATTCAATAAAATTAAAGCAGGCTCCAAGGGTGGAGACCCAGGAGAATGGTCTGCCCGTAAGGCACAGTTACTTGCTGTGCAATACAAGAAGGCAGGCGGAGGATACAAGTAATGGCACTGGCTAAATCGCAGAAGTCTTTAAAGAGTTGGACTAAACAGAAGTGGAAAACTTCTGATGGCAAACCTTCTAAGGGTAAGAAAAGATATCTACCTGAAGCAGCGTGGGCGAATCTAACTCCTGCTGAGAAAGCTGCCACTAATAAAGCAAAAGCCCAAGGTAATAAAAAGGGCAAGCAATTTGTTAAACAACCAAAATCGATAGCAAAGAAAACGGCTGGGTATAGATAATGGCAACAGGTACAGCAGGTAGTACATTCACAAGCGAACTAAATCGCTTGGCTAATAGTGGGACATATCCAGTATTGACTTCATATCTGACTGCTACTGCTGCTGCTAACTCACTAGCAGGTACATCAGGTAAGGCGCTTATAGGCGCCCTTAATCTAGAGGCAGATGCAACCCGTCAGCCTAAAGACTTTAAGGCTTTAGGTGGTATCTGTAATGAACTTGCTAGCACTACTAACCTTTCACCTACTGACGCCTTAAGGAGCATTGACGTATGACAACACTAAGTGAAATGATTGATGAAGTCATTATCAATCTTTCAGGTTATACCTATCAGCAGGATAGAAGTACACACCTTACTGCTGCAGTCACAACATTAACTTCCCCTAGTTCTTCGCCAACAATCTTGAGCTTAGGCTCCACCGACTCCGTAGGTAAAGGTGTTATAGAGGTAGGCGAAGAGTTGATGTGGGTTGATTCATTTGACCGCGTTGCTAATACAGCAACTGTTGCGCCCTATGGGCGTGGCTATCTAGGCACTACTGCCTCAACTGCTGCCGTAGATACTAAAGTTACAATCTCCCCAATATTTCCTAGGTATGTAATCAAGAAGGCTATCAATGATACTATCAGAGCAATGGGCTCACAACTTCTTGTTATAGGTCAGACAACCTTTACATACAATGCAGCCGTCACAACCTATGAATTAACTGATACTAATGGTGACCCACTTAATATTGAAAACATTCTAACTATGTCTTGGCAAGATATTGGCCCAAGCAAAGAGTGGATAAACATACGCAGATTTACATTTGACCCTAAGTCTGAGGCTGTAACGTGGGGCACAGGCTCTCAGACAGTTACCATTGGAGATTACATAACCTCTGGTCGTACCGTCAAGGTTAACTATATCAAGCAACCATCAGCCTTCACAGCTTCTAACCAAGTCTTCACAACCCAGACAGGATACCCTGAATCAGCTAGAGATGTGGTAACCCTCGGCACAGCATATAGACTTCTTACATATCTTGACCCAGCACGTGCTTCTCAGATTAGTCCACAAGCTGATGAGATTGACGCTAAGCGTCCATTTGGTTCAGCCAATACCGCAGTCCGACAAATATTTTCACTTTATCAACAGAGACTTAGAGAAGAGATACTATCATTTCAAAGTCAATATCCAGCTCGAGTTCACTACAGCCGATAGGAACATAAATGCCAACACGTCAATAC